AGAGCTGTTCTATAAGAATACCCCTCTAGAATGCGCCTCTCTTGCACAAAAATATTATCATTTATTTTGGAATATAGATCCTAATGATATTATTACTAGTACAAAGTTTTATAATTTTAGCAGGGGATATAAAAAAAATAAAAGAACAGTTTTGTCAAAATCACGAAAATGGTTAGAGGAAAATATAAATTCTTATAAGACTCAACACATAAAAACATTACCTAAGAAGGATAATATAGTAAATCAGTTAAAAAAATATCTTAAACTTGTACAATATAAGCAATTATATTTAAACAAAGAGCTACTCGATGCAGTCTTATTTTTACAAAATAAACTTGTTAATTGTACTAATTTTGAAAAGATAATTTATTTTTACAACAACGTAAATAATTATAAATGTGGATGCGGGGCCAATAGAAGTATTAAATCCCCTACATATGTAAATCAAACTTGTGGCTCAAAAAAATGTTTATCCACAGTATTAACAGCTATAGGGAAAAAGAGAAATTTATCCTACTTACAATCTCCAGAAATTAAATTAAAAAGAGTTGTCAGTAGATCTTGGTATAAGCATACACCACAGACAATAGAAAAAATAAGAAACACTAATAAAAAAACTTGGACAAAAGAAAAAAGGCGTAATTTAGTTATAAAAAATAAAGCATCTGGGGTATACGAAAAGGTGTCATGTATCTTAAAAGACAAGATATTGTCTGGTAGATATACGCCTAAAACTAATAACAGGTTTGTCCGCAAACGTTTATATAGCCATATTACAGGCGTAAGAAGGTATAGAAGCACATGGGAAGTTAAATATCATGAAAAATTTCCTAATTTACAATATGAATTTTTACGGGTACCGTACAAAGACAATAACGCACAAAAAATTTTTATAGTTGATTTTTGGGATAGCTTTAAAAAAGAGGCTATAGAAATAAAGCCTAGCAACCTGACTAATACATTAAATTTTAAAGCTAAAATTGAAGGTCTAAGCGCGTGGTGTAAAGCTAATAATGCATATTTTAAAATTGTAACTGAGAAAGATTTTAATTTTTATGAACTCTAAAAAAATAATTAATTTTGCTGAAAATAAAAACGAATGGTTGGTAAAAACTCCAACTGGATGGGAAAAATTTGAGGGAGTAGCAAAAATAGAGAAAAAGCGTCTGTATCAAATAACTACTAATAATAATAAAAAAATTATAGTTTCGGGTAATCATGCCTTTTTAGATGAAAACAATAAAAAATTATTATGTAGAGATTCGTTAAATAAATATATTTGCACAGAAGACGGTATAGAGAAAGTAATTGAACTTAAATATTATAAAAAAGATTTTAGTTATGACTTAGTCAATGTATCAGGCGGTAATGTTTTTTATTCTAATAAAATTTTAAATCACAACACCTATATTGTAGAAAAATTCTGGGAGTCGGTTTATCCAATTATTAGTAGTTCTAAAAAATCTAAAATTTTTATTGCCAGTACTCCTAATGGTACCGATAATTTGTTTTATCGATTATATCAAGGTGCACTTTAAGGAGAGAATAATTGGAAAGCCGAACGAATAGACTGGTGGGAAATTCCCGGGCGCGATGAAAAATGGAAATCTGATACGGTTCGGACCCTAGGCAGTCAAGAAATTTTTGATCAAGAATTTGGAAATCAATTTTTACAAGGTGGAGAAAGTTCAGTAGACGAGGCTTTGTATAACAAAATGCAAACAGATATTAGAGAGCCTGAATTAGTATTTGACGAAGGCAAATATATAGTATTTGATGAGCCAAAAGAAAATCGAATTTATGCTGTTGGGGTTGACGTTAGTGAGGGGGTAGGTGAGGCAGCCAGTGTAGTACAGGTTTTAGATATTACTGATTTAACCTCAATTGAGCAAGTAGCAGTTTTTCATGATCGTAATATTATACCTTTTCAATTTACAACTAAACTCTTAGAAATATTAAACCAATGGGGCCGACCCCCGGTATTGATTGAACGAAATAATTGCGGAGCCCAGGTTGTAGAGCAATTAAAATTTACCCATGGGTATGAAAATATAGTTTCCTGGGGAGCAAAAGCTGGGGATAAGACCGAGTATAAGCGAGTAGGCATACTAGCACACACAAACACAAAATATCGCGGCATACAAAATATGCGGTATTGGATAAATGAATTAAGAGTGGTGCGAATACGCGATGCTAAGACTTTACAGGAATTTAAAAACTTTATTCGTTTTCCTAATAATACCTGGGGCGCCCGACCAGGGTCAGATAGCTGGGACGATCGAGTCATGGCATTTGTGTGGGTATTAATGATTTTAGAAAATGAAATTTGTACACGTTATTTTGATATTGTTAAACTAGATGATTGTGACCGCCCATTTATAATAAAACCTTTAGATTATGGGATTCGGGGCGTGGTCAGCCCACTTCAACTCTATACTAATGAAAAGGACTCTTCAACCAATAATGCGCTTCCAACAATTTTAAATGCAGAAGATAATTCCACAGATATTGATGACATGAGAAATATGGGGTGGAGATTTCCTGACGAACCTAATGAAGGATTAAATAATACGTGGCAACCCCTGTAAACCAAACCCCCATCTTTCAAAGTCCTTTTAATAAACAAAGGAAGGACAAATTTATTTGTGTCTTGACAATACCAAGAGTCCTTCGTGATAAAATCAAGAAAATAACTCGACTTAATAATACTGTTAATTTTGATTCTATACAGTTTAGCGTGTTCGGTACGGTAGTACCAAGAATAGATATCCCCCCGGTATTAGTTCCATATTCAGGGCAAACCCTTAAAGCAACCTCCTATGCACGGCCTTCATACTCTAATCTTAAGATTGATTTTACCATCGATAGTCAATTCAACAATTACTGGGTCATTTATACATGGTTAGACATTTTTAATAATGCTACTGCAGGTATTTTTGACAGAAAAACAGGTCAAGATACACAAGATTCTAGGTTTGAAGAATATATGACTAATTTGACAATATATTCTTTAGACGAATATAATAACAAAACCGCTAAGTTTGAATACATTCATAGCTTCCCGGTTTCACTAGAAGGTATTAGCTATAATGACCGAGATGGTGGTGAAATGGAGTGTGCGTTTGAATTTGCTTACCATCAATTAAAAGTGTCATTGATAACATAAATTACTTTTTTTTTGAAAAGTAAGGGCAAAAGAGTATAAATATATTCGATATGAGTCAATATTTTCCTGTAGGAGGTTTACAATAATATGGCACGCACCATTCAAAGTCCCGGGGTAGAAATTAGAGAAGTTGATTTAACACTACGGCCTGTAGTAAATCAAGGTACAAGTGTTTTTATTGCTGGTTTTGCCAATCAAGGCCCTATCGATGAGGTTTTACAACCAACTAGCTTAAGTGAGTTTGAACAGATTTACGGTGTACCTACTAACGCTGCAGAGAGATATTTTCATCACACTGTAAAGGCAACTCTACAAGCCCCCGTTCAATTAAAAGTTACTCGTCTACCTTATGGCAGTGCCAAGGGTGAGGGGTTTTCAAACTGGAAGTATAGCGCTTTAGTTTACCCTGTAGTAGCCACGACCAGTCAAGCTACTTCCGGTACTGGTGTACAAGCACTTTCCTCGACAACTATTAATGTGAAGCTTAGCGGTGCAGATGCATATTTTCTAGGAAAGCCCACACACGTTGAACTGAGTTTAGAGCAATATCAAGATGTAATCAATAACAGTATAAGCTGGACAAATAGCCCGGCCCTTACTTCCTCAAATCAAACCTATAACGGTAATACAGGGTTTACATATGAGACCCTAGGCAATGCAGGGGTGGTTATTCTTAATAGGTCACAAACTACTGTTAACAATAAGTTTGAAGGCTACTATGTAGGATTAGCCGACAATAACAACAATAACCCGGCTACACCTTTTGATGGTCTTCGTAATGTTTATGCCTTGGGTGCAAGCCGTGCAGCTGTTACAGATTATATTGATGTGCCCCGGGCTCGGTTAAACTTCCCATTAAGCGCAAC